AAGTTGGCGACTTCTATCCCCAAGTTCCTTAACGAACAAGGGGGTAGGAGTATGGTTGGCCTCGCGACTACCGGTGTAGTAGCCGCGATTGTCTTCTATTTCATGAAGGACTACGTGGTTAAGCCTTAAACAGGTCTTTCCCAGCCCATATTACTATAAATAGAATTATCGATTCCAGAATAATACGTACCCAAAGCACCAAGAGCAAACGTCCCCGCTAACAAGGCACTCAATTTAAGTTTCTTGCTAACGTCGGCTTTATGATCAGTCATAGCTTTCTTTGTTTCAGATGAAATCTGGTTGATGAAAAAGGTAATAACTAACGCGATGAAAGTTGTGGAAAGGAAAAATACTCGGTCTACCGCGAGACGTGGGATGTTACCGATAGCGAATCGAATAACATTAGGTATAATGACAGTAAACCATATGAGGTTTAAATGATAACTCTTGGATATAAGTGGTACGAGTGTTACGACGTATAGGAGTATCCAGTACGCGATGGCCGTAATCAAAATGTTTACCGGCGTCTTCATTTAAACTAAACTGAGATTATTTATCCTGAATGTGCTGACCACAAAATTCGGTTCTTTCGGGAATTTGTTCGTAAATACCCAAATTAATACACATGTCCCGAAGTTCGATGTAATTTTCCCAAAATTGTGGGGAATGTGAGTATTCACTCACAGTACAATGTGCCAATTCGTGAATCAAAACATGAAATATCTCATTCGGTTTACCATCTAGACACACAACTATTTCACCGCCTTTGTTTGTATTGGAACCCACCGAACCCTGCATTCGTTTCATACCCGTGAGGGGTATAGTCCTGTAAAGCATATGATACTTTTCGTTATTTGTTTCACGAAGGTGTTTCCTGAGGATGGTATATTTTTCCTTAACATCGATAAGTTCCTTCGGTTGCCTGGTATAATAAAGAACTACCATATTGATTATCAATAATAGCGCGAATGTTCTCATCTCTTATATACAAAGATAAATTTACTATAGAGTTCCGATATAGGATTTCCGGAGAGACCTTCCCAAAGTTCTAAATTGAATCCCAATTCTTCTAAATGTGTTATCAATAAGTCTTTGAACGCCACGGGTTCTGATTTTGGTCCATCCGCGTAATAAGGTGTATCGACCAAATTTACAAATAACTTTTCACCAAAACCACCATTCCCGTGGTCTTTGAGTTTGAAAAAATTTCCACTTTCATCAATGAACGGTGTTTTAAAATTTATTTTTTCAGAATCTGGGATGATACCCATGAGAATACCACCCGGTTTTACCCGTTTTCTTATTTCGTGTATCGAACTAAAAAATAAGTTCTTCGTTGCAAATATATAGTGTAAAGAAAAATTGAAACACACAACATCAAATTTTCTATTTGGGCAATTATGAATATCACCCTCATAGAAATTGACTCGCATGTGCATATTTTTAGCACGGGAACGAGCTTCTATAAGCGCTGATGGTTCGGGATCACACATGTTAATGTTCACCCCACACTTTGCCCATTTTTGAAGATCTCCACCAAACCCACACCCCACATCGAGAATATGTTCTCCTTCTTTTGATACCATTTGTATTAGATTTCTCTTGGCGTCATTGTGGTTTTTGCGAATCTCTTCCATGAATGTAGAAGGGCTTAAAACTTTAATTTCAATATAGAATATGAAACCATTTATTAAATGGGTCGGTGGAAAAACTCAAATTATTGAAGATGTCTTAGGTTCTTTTCCTACAAAAATTAACGATTATCACGAAGTATTTGTCGGTGGTGGAAGTGTTCTTCTGTCGGTACTATCCAAAGGTCTTGTGAATGGCAAGGTATGTGCATATGACCTTAACGGGTCGCTGATTGCCCTATATCAGAATATTCAGACACAACCAAATGTGGTACATAAACATTTACAGAAGATGTTCAATGAGTACGATAAGTGTTTAGGTACCGAGGTTAATCGCGAACCAAAGACTCTCAAAGAGGCTAAACAATCAAAGGAAAATTATTATTACTGGATGAGAAAGAAATTTAATTCAAACAAGGAAGAAACACCCGAGCGTTCAGCGATGTTTATGTTTTTGAACAAAACTTGTTTTAGGGGTGTATATCGTGAAGGACCTAATGGATTTAACGTGCCATACGGTCATTATAAAACAACACCTACAATTCTTACCAAAAAAGAACTTTCAAAAGTGAGCGACCTAATCAGAGAGGTCCAGTTTAGAAAATGTGACTTCCGTGAAGCGTTTAAGGAAATAGGAAAAGATGATTTTGTATATCTCGACCCACCATATGCACCAGAGACAAAAACATCCTTCGTAGGATATACAAAGGATGGATTTGGGGTAAAAGACCATGAAGATTTATTCAATTTAACTAAGACATCTGGAGTTGATTTTGTGATGAGTAACGTGAAAGTTGATTTAGTTATGAATACATTTTCTGATTACAATATAAAAGACGTGAAAGCACGTCGAGCTATAAATAGTAAAAATCCCGAATCTACGACGACCGAAGTACTTGTTTCGTCATCCACTCAAAAATAGCATCTTCATCGACACCATAAAAAGCTGGGTAAATTGTCCACTTCTTATCTCGAATATGAACTTTCCATTTTGAGCCCACTTGTTTCGCGAAAAACACCGGTATCCCGTGTTTTTCGTTAAACTTAATAGCAATTTCATATTTTTTCTGGCGTCCAAACCACCAATCGTTAACAATAAACATCATATGAACATTTTCAACACTGGGATACAATTGTTTATACTCCTCGAGTAGGCATGGGCCCGCACGAATCTTTTCATCCACAGAGCCACTCACAATCTGATGTTTTGCTTCAATGATAAATAGTGTTTTTTTGTCATCACTCACGAACGCTCCATCAGGCTTCTTTTTGTGTTCCCAATATGGATCCTTGAGGTCTTTCATAAACTCGACGAATTGGTCTTGGTCAATGTACGTAAACGTACGATCGCCAATTATATGTCTACCTGTGGGACGGAAACAATCCTCGAAGGGTTTTCCACTTGCATTGGTGTTCGCACCTCCCGTACCACCGGTCTTCATTTTACGGAATAATAAGATTGATTTCTTTAGGTTCGAGTACCTCACTTAGGTGCCAATTCCATAAATAATAGTATACAAAACCATTTCCTTTGATGAATTTATACTTTTCAAGAGTTTCTGTACACACACCCACCTCAGCACTGTTAAATACATGATACCCGAGATTCTTTGCTATGAGAAAAGCGTCGTTGAATACATCACCCACTATAAAAAATCTATATACTTGATTTATAGTTCCCGAGCCGTCTCGACGTTCATACGGAATATCGTAGAATGAAATGAAATCGTCCGTTGTGTCGCTCACGTATGAGTGAATAGGTAGAACGACTCGTTTCACATAGTCTTCTGTGATGACAGGAGCTATCTTAGATTCTTTTACGTGTTCTTTGAGTATCGAAGTTACTTTTGGTACATCTTCTATGTTCATCTTTCTCCATACATGTTTACATGGACCTCGAATTTCGTAAAACTTTTCACGGAGTCGATTTGTTTGGTGGAATCCAGTCTTTACGAGATGTTTCACATCTAAGAACCTATGCCAATAACATGATTTAGTGATGGGTGTAGGAATCTTTGTCACGGCTGTATAAATAGCCTGCCAAATACCTCTCTTATTCGCTCGACGCTTAATTTCGGTTATGAGAAGTGGTGCGAGTCTTGATGAGCGATACGACGGGTGTACACATAGGTAATCAATTTGGGTCATTTTATGTTCCTCACCTTCTACATTCACATCCAAAGGTGTACTGGCTATGTACCCCACCAACTCTTTTGTGTCGATATTTCGAATACAAATACTATCGTCTATAGACCATTTAAGACCTTCAACTGTGTATGCCAATTTAAACTGTCCGTGTACGACGTAGTATTCTCTCAAAAAATCACAAGCTTCTTTCATACTACACGAAGACCATACAAGTCCTTCTGGAAGTTTTGTTGTTTTTTTTGTGACATCACGAGACTCGTCTATTTCACCGGGTTCTGTACCTTCGCGGGGTACGGGTTGTTTATCCCAGTATTCATGCATTTTATAGATAGTGGCTTAAAGTTTTAAGCCTATGTATAAATATAATGTCTCTTGAACAAGATTATACCACTGTACCTGGTCAAATCTACGCGTGTCTCTCTATTGTGGGTCCAGATGCACCCCAAAAGAATGATAAATTTGGTATCAAGATTCGTGGTGCTTTTGCCAATCGTGACGAGGCTGCTAATCACGCCAAGCGTCTCCAAAAGGAGGATCCCACGTTTGACATCTACGTCGTAGATATGTATAAGTGGCTTCTTATTCCCCCCGATTCTGCAAAGATTGAGGATGTTCATTATACGAACGAGAAGCTAGAGGAAATCATGTCTGGATACAAGGAGAACCAGGCTCAGGCTGCTCGTATGTTCCAGGAACGTAAGCAGGGTATGATGGATACAAAGACTGGATATACACCTGGTGATGAGAACTCGAAGTTTTACACCAAGCCTGACGAGGCGCCAATTTCTCACCCTGCTGAGGTTCTTGAGCGACTTAAGAAGGAGAAGCCCGGTACTTCTATGGAGGAGCTGGTTAAGGAGGCTGACGAAATTGTCAATGAAGAGATGAAGGAGCGACAGAGGAAGCGCGAGGAGGACGCCAAGTCGACTGAGGCGAAAGTAGAGGATACGAAGGAAGACGGTGAGCCAGAGGTTTCATCCGCGTAAATAATATTCATATACAATAAACAAAATGATTAGGATTATCATCACGATACTCCTAGTCGGAGCTTTCTTTATTTTGTTTTTTAAACCAAAATACGATTTAAAAAACAAAACAGTTTCTGAACCATCTACTACGAAAGGGTTCGTCGAAGATACATACAGGGGTCCGATTACGGATAGGTTTATACCCCCCAAATATGGTGATATTGGAACATTTGTTGCTTACTCTGGTGTTCCAGAGGAACACTGGTTAAATGGATTTCCACAGGATTCAACAACACCTGAAAGTTATGAAGATTCTGATACTAAACTGTCGAGACGTATACGTGACTTAAGTGTATCGTAAGATAACGGGTTGCATAGTCTTACCCATGAAAAATCCTAAAAGAAAAACAGCAAACGCGATTATCCACGTAGATTTATCAATGTTCGTGAATATATCGATTTTTGCATTTTGCTGAGGTGGAGGTGGATAGTTCATTTCACTCGGATGGAAATAATACGGCTGGTCTTCAACTATCTCCTGCTTTTCTTGTTCAATTTCTTGATTTAAGGGGTCTATAGTGGGGTTGTACTCAATAGGATTACCAATATCAGTTTCCATTTCTAATATAGAATTTGTTTTTTTTAAGCTGATTCTTCCTCACTCTCACTCTCATCATCTACCACGAAATCCTTGAGATTACCATTTTCATCAGCGTCTTCATCATAACCATCATCACTACCTTCTTCTGAATTATATTCATCTTCAGTATCAATTACTGAATCATCTTCAAAATCTTCATGATCATCTGTAGCATAATCGTCATCTAGGACAGTTTCTACTGGTATATAAAGAACGGGCTTCTTTATAACCCTACCAAAGCGAGAACGAGTCATTTATACTTTAAGCACTGTTCTGTTTAAGTATCTTTAGGGTGAAGTTTACCGGTTATTTTAGGGAGTAAGATGTGAGTTCTTCCATTATTTTTCTTACATATTGGACATTTTTGTTTTATTTTGTTTTTAGTGATGATGTACGACATAGTTTTATTCTCGTGTACACCGGAAATAGTTTCACAATAATTAGAGGTGGTTAACACTAGAAAATTATTTTTATTTCGAGTTACATTAACTACACGTGTATCATCACTACATTTCATATTCTTATTAATGAAGTTTTCAAGATCTGGTTTTACGTCCATCTGTTTAATCACTGGCTTTTCTATATTTTTTTTGATTTCGGGACACTTTGATAGTGTTTCTTTTTTGGGGTACAGTTTATTAATAATGTCATTTGTTAATTTATGTCTTCTACCACAAAAGTGTTCACAAAAACCGTCGCGTCTTCCCCTGATTGTTTCATGCCGGCTGAAACATTTTTGGAGAATAAACTGCCCACTTATGATGAACCACACATGATTCGATCCATGATTTCTTTTTACGTTTTCACAATATCTAGAATTTGTCGCTGCGAAATATGTTTCTTTGTTTTTGAATAGTTTAGTGATGTATGCACTTCCCTGACCCTCCATATTTTTTCGAATAAATGTTTCTATATTATTTTTCAATTCTTCATCATAGATTTCATTATTCATCTGATCATCCGAAAAAGAATCTTCCTTGACTCGTATAGACACTGAAGGTGATTCAACTGAAACTGTGTTAGGTGCGTCAGTTCTAACAGCTGACATTTTAAGAATTTCAACTGACGGTTCTTGACTTATTCTCACAAGAGAAGCTACGTAGCCAACCCTATAAATAAAAACTGGGAGATAAGCCAACTGATCAACCCTACCATGTTCACAATCCTTACACCCCCGACCCCCACACGCTTCATGTTTTGCTCGTTTGTATGACCACGGCATCCTAAACCCACTTCCTTTAGTCTTCCTACGCGTGTCACCATATACCGATGAATCGATAATTTCATTCCAATCCATATCACCTTTAAATTTAGAAAGAGACACTAGAATATGTTCACGAAGTGCTACAGCTGAACTCTGATCAACCACAAAATTAGGCCAATTGAGATGTACACCTGTTTTCATTAGTTCTCCAGACACCTTTGGTGGCGATACGGAAACGAGACATTCCTTACCACCATGAAATTTAACAGTTTCACAAATATTTTTAGAGATGTCGTGTATATCGTCAATACCTAGGGGATCGACATCTTTATAGTCGATATCAACGAAAAAGTTATAGGTCTCACTCTTTTGCTCGACGACGTAAATCCTCTCACCAGATTTTACAGACTCTATATACTTATCGTAAAATTCATTCAATCTATCAAATGGCACTGAGAGTTTACCCCCGTCCATGAGCACATGTGATAGATTGGTAGCATTATTGAATTTTTGGGAAGTGTACCAATTCTTAAACATACCTTATTATTGTTCTTCATCTCTAAACCACTTCATACATGATACGTCCTGATACTCCTTTGTTTTAGAAAGTTCCTTCTTAAAGGTTAACAATTCATATACTGTTTTTTCTTCATTTTGTTTGAGCCATTCCTGAATTTCCTCTTCACACATACCTCTGTTCTTCTCTAACAGTTCACTTATCTGTCTTAAAATAAAAGCCTTGGACTTCATTATTTAATAGAGAAGGTTTTTCTGTTATGAGAACTTATGCACGCATAAAATTTAGGATTTTTTATCACATTATCTATGATGAGTTTCCAACGTTTACGTGAGTTGAATTCTTCGAGTGTATCATAACTCATATAATCGTTTTCGTCGTGTGTTTTGCGTATGGGTTGATTGTTCATCTTTTTAATTTGTGTCTTGTGTTTTTCTTCATAGAATCTTCGTAGTTGGGTTTGTTGTTCTGATCGGTTATAGTTAACGAAAAATATGTATACATTATATTCCAGGTCTACCGTTGGACTTTCTTTGTGTATAAATTTAAATTCAGTGTATTCACCATTCTTGAGGGAGACAACTCCACGTGTTTCTTCTTCCAATTCTCGTAGTGCACATCGTAAAGGATTGAATATTTCTCTTCGTCTACACCCCCCTGTGACAAAAATCCAATCCTTGAAGCGCCAATCTCTCACTGTGAGAAACCGAGGTTTCCCGTCGATAAAGCTAACCGGTATTGCAATCGCCTTGTACTTCTTCATTGCGCATTCGCAAGTTATAATAAGGCGATATGTTTATTCGTCCTCCTTTACATCACTTTTCTTGGGTTCCTCTTCTGTCTCAGGAACAGAGGGTTCCTCGGGAGGCGCGCTGAGGTGCCTGACGACCTGGGCTGAAAAATTCTTAAATCCATCAATATCCTTTTTAGTCTTGTTTAACTCTTTAAAGAGGAAAACGAGTGCTACGGCGCATACGATGGTGGCGACAATCAAAAGAGTGTCTTTCGTAACGGGAATCATTTATAAATAAAAATAACATCTTCTTTTTAAGTATTCTACATCACGACACCCATTTTGGTTTTACCGGGTGTGGGACACTCGTATGGTGTCTGAGCGAATTGGACGGCTTCGTAATGCGCATTTTCACATGTCTTCTGTGTGGTTGGCGTTGTGGGCTGACCGACAAAGGTTTCAAGTGTCCTGGATTTAGGAT